CTGTAGGATCAACTGGTGGAGCAAATACTGTAGCTAAAACTGGAAATGTTGCAGGTAGCACAGCTAACGCAACTTTATCAACTTCTCAACTTGCTTCTCACTCTCACCCTCAAGGTACACAATATCCATACCCTGGTAGATCTTCTTGGATATGGGTTAATAGTGACCCTGGAAAAAGATCTGCAGATGCTCCAACTAATACAAATAGTACTGGTAGTGGGAATGCACACTCTCATAATATGAGTGCAAACTTTACTGGAGATGCGACTTCTGTTTTACAACCATATTTAACTGTAATATATATTATTAAAACTTAGGATAAATTATGTCAAATTACGAAGCAACAAAATATGATTTCGACGGAGCCAATTTAACCGATATTGAAGGTATCCCTACAGCAACTATTATACCTTGGTCAGATTCTTCGGTTCCATCTGGATATTTAGAATGTAATGGTCAAGCAGTTTCAAGAACAACTTACTCTGCATTATTTACACTTGTAGGTACAACTTATGGAGCAGGTGATGGTTCAACTACTTTTAATGTACCTGATGTGCAAGATAGATGTTGTGTAAGTAAATCTAATAATAAAGCTTTAGCATCAACTGGTGGAGCAAATACTGTAGCAGCTACTGGAAATGTTGCAGGCTCTACAGGAAATCATAGTTTGTCCACACCTCAACTTGCTTCTCATAGTCACGGTAGAACTACAACTTTTAATGGTCCTGGAAGAACTGAAACTTTTAATAATTCCAGCCCTTATTACAGAAGTGGAGGAGGTCCATCAAATACAAACAACTCAGGGTCAGGTAGTGGTCACTCTCACAACATGAGTGCAAATTTTTCTGGAGATGCGACTTCTGTTTTACAGCCTTATCTAACTATAATGTATATTATAAAGACTTAATTGGCGCTAGATTAAACGCATAAGATATTCTTTTTTCACTTCTTTTTTCTGGTAATACATAATGTACTAAATTGTGAGGAAAAATTAAATAATCAAAAATTTTTGGTTGCAACTCAAATACTTCACCATCTTTTGTAAAATTTATATTATTTCCATTAGAAAGATAAAACACTCCAGATAAAGATATTTCGTTTCCATTGTGATAATGAGGCATATTATATGAATTATTCCCTAATACATTTAACCATCCGTGTTCTATATTATTTCTAAAAATATTATTTAAAAAACTATTTAAATAATTATTTAATTTTTCTTTACCATCAAAATCTCCATGAAATTGAAATCCTTTTTTACAAGAATGTTTTTGTGATTCTTTATAATTTTCATTTATAAAAGAAAGTATTTTTTTATATAACAATGGTTGCAAAGGTAATTTACCATGAGAAATTCTTGTTACAAACAAATCGTAATTATTTATCATTATCTCAACATCATCCAAGATGTTAAAATATATTTTTCACCAGCAAGAGGAGGATTACCTCTATGTACATATGGAAACCCTGCTGGCCAAATAACTATCCTACCTTTTTTAGGTTGTACTCTCTTTGAAAAATTTAAAAATTCTGTTTCTCCTCCTTCTTCTACATCATTTAAATATATAGAAAAAACAAAAGCTCGTGGTTCATTAGCGTATCCTTTTCCATGTTCAATATGCCAAACATGATAGCCTTCTGTGGGTAAAGTTTTTTGTATTTTCATATCTGTAAAATGAAAAGGAACTCCATACGCTTGATCAGCTCCTGTATTTTTAACATAGTGATTCCAAGCTAAATCAAAATTAATCATCATGGGTTTTAAATCTTCCCACCAAACACCAATATTATTGGGTGCTGCAAAAAATTGTTGATCTTGTTTATGTAATACAGATGCTGACTCCCCACCTATTCTATTTACTGTATTATTAAATTTATTTTGTTCTTCATATAATTTTATAGCTTTATTACATTCTTGTTCAGTAATATAGTTATCATACACACCTATAAAATTAGTTATATTAACTGTTTTTTCTTTCATCTAAAAGATCCTTCCATGTTGCCATTCCCATAAAAATGGAGATTGTTTTAAATGGTTGTATACAAAATAATCTAAATGTAAATATTTCATTATTTCATCTTTATCTATATATTTTTCAATGTCTTTTGTATTATCTGGAATTGATTGTGTTAGTTTAGAAAATTTTTCACCCAGAAAATCAATCTGTAATGATACGTCTTTTTTTAAATCTTCAAGTTTAAGTTGGTGTTCACTTTTTTTAAAATGCATTTTTAAAAAAATAGTTAAATCAGATATATCTATGTAGTGGCTACATTGAGCATTAAATAAATAAGGTATTTGTGAAACTGTATGACTAAGTTGTTTACTCCATATGTTTCTTACATGATGTTCATTTGTAGTAAATAATTTACTTATATCAATATCTTTAATATCAATTTTATTAATCCACATATCCCATTTTAATCCAGATAAAAATCTTTCATAAGGATCTCTTATAACACAAAATCTAACTTTTTTAGATAACTGATGAGTATATCGAACTTCTTTTCCATAAGTATCAAGAATACATTTATTAACACTTGTATTCCCATTTTTATGTATTCTTAAAAATTGAAATTTATCTGTTTCAACAAAATCATATAACCTAAAATTCATGTTATTCTTTAAAATCTCCTTCACGTTCTTTTTTACCTGTTTCTTTTAAAAACTGATCGTATTTATGGTGTGTAAAAGGTCCATTTTGATTTACATAATGTAAAAAAACTTGTGCCATTCCTTCACCCTTATATGTACCAGGTCTCCAATGTTTTTGATCACATCCCAAATATAAAACAGCATCACCTTCATTTAATTCAAATTCTTTACCTTCAACGACAATAGGCCAGTCATCATATTTTTTAATACATGCAGTAACAGATATCTCACAAGAAGGTCTATCTGTATGTTTTTTTAAGTCTCCGCCATATACATAGTATCTCCAATATGCGTATGTTGGAAATAATTTTAATTTAGATTCTTTTTCTACTATAGGTAATTTAGTATCTAACAAAGAAATCATTAAAGCATCATTGTACCAGGCAGGTGAAAATGAATGACCATCTATTATATAGTCTTTATTTGAGTTTAATTTATAATCAGTATATTTATGAAGTAAATCAAATTCTTTTTTATCAAAAAAATTTTTAATTAATTTCATTTACTCTACCCATGCAACAATACTATATCTTGTCCCTTTCGTAATAGATTGAATACCATGTGGATACATAAAATTACTTGGAAAAAACACAATGGATCCTTTACCTAGTTTCAATTTTTTAATTTCATTATCATTTTGATCTGTAAAAATTAAATCTCCTCCTTTATATGTGTCATTTAAATTCATTATAATACTTAAATGTCTAGGAGAATTTGTATAGTGATCAGTGTGTACATTATATTTTCCTCCAACACTATACTTTAATAAATCTATTTGATTAATTTTAGAACTTGCCATTTTACGAAATTTAATTTTATAAAAGTAATATAGTCTTTCTATTTCTGTTTTTATAAAATTCCAGTAAAATACATCTGTAGGATTTCCTTCAATATTTAAATGATGACCTTTTACATTTCTTACTTTTATATCTACACCACTAGAAATTTGCATATTTTCTTTAGCTTTATGGTCTATTAAAGGTATTATTTTATCTATAAAATTTTCAGAAATTATATTATCTATTTTAACAACTGCTTCTAAATGATCTTTCATTTTATAAATTATATTCTGTTATAAAAATACTTGCGGTATATCTTTTCAAATTTTGAATATCACTTTGATGTGCACAATGATAGTAAGTACATGGAAACAAGACTGCTCTATTGGGTCTAAAACCAACATGGATATCTAATTCACCATCTGTATAAAAAACAGTTCCTGTTGTAACACCGATTGGTCCATCTAACATAACTAGCATATTTAGTTTTATACCATCAACATCATCTATATGAGGAAGAAATCTATCTAAATTTCTTAGGTCGATACCACAATCATGATGCACTTTATTTATTTTCATATTAAATTTTTTCTCGCCTTGTTTTATAAAAGTATTGAGAAGGTTTTCATCATTGTTTAAACAAAACCTATTTCCATAAAAATTATCTTTTGTTTTTGACTTATCTCCAGTCCACTGTGGAGTAAAAGAAATATTGTTTTTTATGTGATTTACAACTTGTTCAAGTTTGTCTTCTTCAAAAAAATCATTAATTATAGTTATCATCGTGCTTTCATTTTCTTTATTTATAAGATATAAAGCACTATATGCTGCAAAAATTAAATTTCAAGCCTGGTTTTAACAAAATGGTCACAGATTCAGGAGGAGAATCTCAGTGGGTTGATGGTGATTTTGTTAGATTTAGATATGGACTACCTGAAAAAATAGGTGGCTGGAATCAATTATCTATTGCAGGTGAAACCTTACCTGGAGTAGCACGTGCTCAACATACTTGGACATCTTTGAATGGTGAAAGATATGCAGCTATTGGAACTTCACAAGGTTTATTTTTATACTATGGAGAACAGTTTTTTGATATTACACCATTAGATACAGCTATAACAGGATGTACGTTAACTACAGTTAATGGTTCAAATGTTTTAGAAATAAATAAAGGATCACATGGATTAGAAGTTGGAAGATATATAACACTATCTGGAGTAACAGTTACAGCTGCGTCGGATTATACAGCAGCAGAATTAGAAGTAGCTTATGAGATATTAACAGTACCAACAATTGATAAGTTTACAGTTCAAGCAGTAAGAAACGAAGGAGGGTCTGGTATGACCGCAGCAGGAGCTGCAACAGTTAATCCTTATGTACAAGTTGGACCAATCTTTCAAACACTTGGTTATGGTTGGAGTACTTCTACATGGAGCACTTCTACTTGGGGAACAGAAAGAGATACAAGTTCTGTGACTCTGGATCCAGGAAACTGGAGTCTTGATAACTATGGTCAAGTTCTTGTTGCAACAATTAGAGATGGTAAAACATTTACTTGGAATGCAGGTGCAGCAAACGCAAGAACAATTAGAGCATCAACAAGTACATCAGGTGCTTCGACTTCAAATAATCCGACAGCGTCAAGATTAACTCAAGTCTCTGATAAAGATAGGCACTTATTTCATTTTGGAACTGAAACAACAATTGGTAATTCATTAACTCAAGATCCAATGTTTATAAGATTTTCTAATCAAGAAGATTTAAATGATTATGCACCTACCGCTGTTAATACTGCAGGTACATTTAGATTAGATAAAGGTAATAGAATTGTTGGAGCAGTATCAGGTAAAGATTATACTTTAGTTTTAACAGATAGCGCTGCTTATGTAATTCAATTTGTTGGTCCACCTTTTACATTTAGTATTAGACAAGTTGGTTCTAACTGTGGATTAATTTCACAACACGCATTAACTTATTCTGATGGTAAAGTATTTTGGATGTCAGGAGAAGGTGGTTTCTTTGTATTTGATGGTACAGTAAAATCTCTACCTTGTTTAGTTGAAGACTTTGTTTTTACAACAACTTCAAATAATTTAGGTATAAATTTTAATGCAACAGAAACAATTTATGCAGAACACAATACACTTTATGGCGAAGTAAATTGGTTTTATCCAAAATCTGGCTCAACACAAATTGATAGATGCGTTACATATAACTACGGAGAAAATGTTTGGACAACTTCATCACTAGCTAGAACTACATATGTTGATACTGGAGTTTTTGATGTACCTTATGCAACAGAATATAGCTCTACATCTTTACCTGTGTTTTCAGATATTTTAGGTATTACAAATACATATGGAGCAACTACATACTATGCTCATGAAGTTGGAACGGATCAAGTTAATAGCTCAGGTACAACAGCTATTCCTGCATTTATTCAATCTGGAGATTTTGATATTACACAAGTTAGAACTAGACAAGGTCAAGCAACAGGTGCTGTTGACTATAGAGGAGATGGAGAGTTTTTTATGTCAGTAAAAAGATTTATACCTGACTTTAAAGTTCTTACAGGTAATTCAAAAATTACATTATTATTAAATGACTATCCAAATAATACTGCATCTAGTTCACCTCTTGGCCCATTTACAATTACGTCTTCTACTGATAAAATAGACACTAGAGCAAGAGGAAGACTCGTAGCATTGAAAATAGAAAATGATAGCACTGGTGAAACTTGGAGATATGGAACTTTAAGACTCGATGCTCAACCAGATGGAAGAAGATAATGGCAAAAATAGTAGTTAGTATACCAGAACCAAAACAAGAGTATGATGTATCTAATCAAAGACAAATTTTAGAAGCTCTTGACACCTTAAAAAATCAACTTAACTTTTCTTTTCAACAAGATATAAGAAATGAAGAAGATCAAAAGGAGTGGTTTTTAAGTGGCTAATTTTTATAAAAGTACAACATTTAATTTAACAACAGCTAATTTAACAACAGCTTTAACTATTTCTACATCTGCTATTGCTATTGTTAGAGCGGTACAAGCAAGCCATGCAACAGCCAGTAATGTTGATGTAGATTTATATTTAAAAAAATCAGGTGGATCTGATGTTGAAATATCACATTCAACATTGAATAAGTCTACTGATAATCTAGCTAAAAATGTTATTAACTTAGAAGGTGGAGATATATTAAAATTACAAGCAAGTTCAGCAAACGAGATTACTGGACAAATTAGTTATCTTTTGATAGATAGATCACAAGAAAATGGATAAAGATAAACTAGAACACACTCACGATAACGGCATTACTCATTCTCATGAAGGTGGTGATGTTTCACATACACATGATATACCAAAAATAGATTGTGTTACTACAACAACATACAGAAATACTAAGACTGGAGAAGTGTCTAAAGAGAAAGTAGAAGGACCTGATATTGTACAAGATGTTACAGTTCAAATTACTAACAAAGGTCTTGAAGTATTTCAGAAAGTAATGAATCAAAGTAATGGCAAACCAAAACCCTAGAGGCGGGACAGAGTTACAATTTGAATATCTAAGAAAGCATGTTGAAACAAGCTTACTTAATCAAGTAGAAATTTGTACATCAGTTCCAGGCAAAGTACCTTTACATCCAACTAAGTTAAATATTCTTTGGCAAAAAAATTCTTGGGATCAACCTAATTTACATCCATGGTTTAAAGATAAATCAAATCATAATAAATATGATTGGTATATTTTTAATTCTAATTGGAACTTTGAACAATTTACAAAAAGATTTGATTTACCTAGAGAAAAATGTGCCGTCATTAAAAACGGTATTGAACAAGTACAACCTATTTCTACTCAATATAAAAAAGGTGATCCTATAAAGATAGTACATCATTGTACACCTTGGAGAGGTTTATCTGTATTGTTAGGTGCAATGCAATTAGTTAAGAATCCATTAATTAGTTTAGATGTTTATTCTTCTTGTGAAGTATATGGAAAAGATTTTGCTGAAGCTAATGACAAATCATATGAGCCTTTATATGAACAAGCAAGACAATTACCTAATGTAAATTACATTGGTTATAAACCAAATGAATATATAAAAGAAAATTTAAAAGATTATAGAATGTTTGTATATCCAAGTATTTGGGAAGAGACATCTTGTATATCATTATTAGAATCTATGTCAGCCGGTCTATATTGTATTACAACTAACTTCGGTGCTATATATGAAACCGGGGCCGAGTTTCCAATGTATGTACCTTACTCAAATGATTACAAAAGTTTAGCTAGAAAGTTTGCTGCAGCCATAGAAGCTTCTGCAGATATGCTTCATGATTCAGGCATCCAGGATCATTTAAAGATGCAACAAAATTATGTAAATAGATTTTATGATTGGCGAGCAAAAGGACAAGCATGGACAAGATTTTTGAGAGGAGCACTAAATGCAAAATAATGAACCAATATGGTTTTCTGAAAAAAAGAAAACAA